AGAGGGCTTACGTTATTCCCAATGAGAACACGACACCCATTTGATTAAAAAACCACGAAAAAATACTTGACAAATGAACGGGCGCGTGGTATTATAATTATAGAAACAAGGAAACCTAGTAAAAATAAGGAGGAATAAAAATGAGATTTAAAAAACGAAATATAATTAGATGGTTTAGTTTTGAAAAGGAAACAGTGAAATTAATGAAAGAAAAAACAAAGAAAGATTTTATTCAGTATTTAAAAGAAAATGCTGTACGTTATGGTACGCATGTTGCTATTATTAATAATAAGGTTGTTGAATGTAAATATTATTTATTAGAGGGTCGAGATAATACATCAAATAAAGATTTTTTGGTGGCGTATAATGGCGATTTGTATTATTGGGATGATTATAACAATTTAATAGAATTAATAGATTAATATTTAAACCCTCCTATTGCGGAGGGTTTAAATATTAAACATTTACTTTTATCTCGGAATACCGTAAACGCCCAAAGTATAGATAGCGTCAAGCGTCGGGTGCGTACTACTGAACGCATGGTCAATAACATTAGTACTAACCGTGATGTGTGTATCATCAACTATATCTAGTTTGATTGATATTGTTGACACAGTGTTTGTCGCCCCATCTTTTAAAACCTGTTGACAACCGACATATTTTTTCTTGTCATTTCTATAAGCAAACAAAGGGCTAATTCCTGCATTTGTTTCAATATATAAAAATCTGTAATTCGTCAAGCTGTCACTAAGTGCAACACTTGAGTTTTTAATGCTACCTGTCCACAGTGCTACATCTTTATTCACATTATCGGCTTTAGCGCTGGCATTATTAGCAGTCAAAAGTGCGCTATTCGCTGTCTGCTGTGCGTTGTCTGCTTTTCCATCTGCCGAGGTGGCTGTGTTTTGCGCTGTTTTTACACTCTCTTTCAAACCTGTAACATCTGTCTGTAACGTTGTAATAGCGGTTGTGTGTGACTTCACAGTTTTTTCAACTTCACCAACTCTAGCAATTGCGCTTCCTGCATTCTGTGAAGCGGTGGTTGCCTTATCATCTGCACTGTGAATACCTGCATCGATTTTAGACATATCAGAATTGTAATCCCCTAAATATGTCGGCTTGTCAGTACCGATATACTGACTTAAATCATAATAATTTGTTTTGTTTGTTGAACTCATAGTTTAAAAATCCTCCTTTAATTTATAATTTTAACGCCGTTTTTGCGTTACTGTCAAATGTGTAAGCGCTTAAAGCTTTAGACTGGAATGCTGTTACCGTCAATAATAAAGCGTCAAACTCACTAGCAGTAATTGGGTTGTTGAAATGCAACTCCGCAAGTTTGTAAATTATATCTTGGTAAAAAATATACTCACCTGTAAATGGGTCATGCATATATAAGTTGCTATCTACTCTGAATCTTTTTGCGCCGTACAAGTCAAACTCTGTACAGTTAATTGATAACCCGTCAAATTCTTTACAACTTAAATTCAAGGAATCAAACTCGTTACAGGTCAAAGCATAATAACGTAGATTATCATACATATCAGCTAATGCTTGGTTCAAACTTGTACGATATCCCCTAACAGGGTTAAGCACTTCCATATTATTTGGTACATAATCATTGATATAATCATAGAGTTTTTTAACTTCTGTGTCGATATGCGCTCTTGTCTCAGCGTTTAAATCATATATCAGAATGTTTAACGTACTGATTTTATCAAGTAAATTTGTCTGCACTTTATTGATTTTTTCGTCAAGCTCATTATCTCTAGTGTCCATATCATGACGGATATTTGCTTCCACTTCCGTGATATGGTTGTAGATATCACGGTTAAGTCCGTCAATATACGTTTTCAACTCTGAAACTTTTTCGTCAGTGTACTGTTTGTACGCGTCAGTAAATCCGTTGATAGCGTCTATACACTCATTGACTTTATATCCAATATAGCACAAGCATTCATAATAACTTTGCTTATTACTGTACACGCTAGGAACGTCACAGCAAAGTAAAGGAACTAAAGGCTTTAATTCATTTTCCATACATCTCACCCCCTTTTACCAAACTTTTAAGAATAAATCACGACAAGCTTCTACAAGTTCTCGATTGATATTCTGTATTTGCTCACGATATTCTTCGATTGCTTCGCTTGTTGATTTTCCTCTTAATCCTATTTCTTTTGTATCTCTGTCTCTTTTACTGTCTTTGTTGTCGTTTCCTGTATGCTTATTGTTTGCTGTTGTAGTCGTGTTATTGACAGTTTCGCCTCTACTCATACCACTTGCGTAGTCTTGTGTAGCTACGGTGACTTGTGGATTGTCACTATCAATATTTTGGTAGTTTTGATTGTTTTTTACCTCGCTGTTTCCTGCATCTGTCAAGTTAGTTGTTGTTTTTTCGTTTCCTTTTTCTGCTTCTGTGGTTGTTATATTTACATTTGTAAAAGGGTTATCGTTTTGAATTGCATCATACAATTTTGTATAATACGGTGTCAATTCATGCATTTTTGACATAAAAGCAGTTTTCCACATTCCTAGAGTTTCAAACCCTATATAATTATTCCAATACCTAAATAAAAAGTATGTCTTAAAAGTATATAAATCTTTTCTGTCATCAGAATAAAACGGGAAATCAAAGTTAAAGAATTTGTCTTGTGTTTTATCTATGATTCTTTGCACAGATAAGTCCATACTCCATAGTTCTTGTCTAGGGATAAAGCTTTCACAAATATCTTTAACTGTAGTAGTGTATTTACTCAATCTCGTCACCCTCTTTCCCTTTTTGCATATACTTGTCGGGTACATATCCATTTAGCATAGTAGGCAATTCACTATTGAAATCTACCGTTACATTAAGATTCCATAATTCATTGATAGCATTTGCACACCTTCTTCTTAATGTAAGACCAACATTTCGGTTTGCTTCAACCTGTCCGTTATTGCCTGCTGTCTCGCCAGTGACAAGGCGTTCGCCTTTCTCTACAGGATTGCTTTCATATCCTAAAGATGTCAGTACCTGTGACCATAAATCCCTCAACTCCTGTTCACATTTATCCACTATATAAGGCGCTTCCATGTTCAAAGCTTTAATATCTTTTAAGTTTAACGAGTCGGACAGCTTTATAATAGGTAAATAGTTATCGTACTCTTCGCCTACAACTTCAAAGCTCAGTTTTTCGTTGTCTGAGGAAGAAAGTGCAACAGGTGTACGCTGTGCATACATATTAATACATTTTGTTTTCCAAGTGTTCGCCATAGCATCTGCATACATTAAAGCTTTATAGTAATATGGCATAGTTGAGTAGTTATTCCATAATATACAGCTGTTTTCTTTCCCATATTCTTCAATGTATCCGTTTGCTGTATAAGCGATTCTATCTTGCGGAATATTGTAGATATCGGGTAATCCCGACAACGAAACTTTCATAAAAGCATAACCAGCAATATTATCTTTTATGAATACGCCAAGTCCATGCCAAAAGAGAGTTTGCTCGATATACATCGGCAATATTTCTTCGGGTAAATTATTCCATTTGTACCTATTTACAAATATATCGAAAATGTCATAAAAGAATATAGATTTGATTGTTTCAAAATCACTGCTTTTCTTTTTATTGACATTTCGTTCAAAAATTCGCAATGGATTTCTCATTTATACGCACCTCCTTTTAATCGTTGGATAGTCCATAATTCCCTATATCATCAGTATGCCACAATGTGACACCATTGTCAAATATATTTCGGAGCTTTTTCAACTGGTCTAAATCAATATTGCCAGTAAAACCACAATGAGAAGTTTTTACGTAGTTCCAGTAGGCTCTCGAGTGTAAATAAGGGGTAGCAATCTTATTAATTGGGTAGCCAAACTGCTCGAAAAAGCTATCTGCCATTTCTGCAAATTGTTTTTTGCATGACATTTCGTAAAAATCAACACCGCACTCTTTGATGCCTGTCAGAACATTTTCTGACAACGCTTTTCCATGCGTCACTCCCGCATTTCTCGCTCTGTCGGTCTGATTTGCTAACATTCCAAGAGCGTCCCAAAAAGCGTTCGTTGTTTTACCTAGTCCGTTAAGACCTCCTTGTAAGCTTCCTCCTGCTAATCCTGCTATCGCTGTGCCTGTTCCTATGGTAGCGTCGACAGCTGTGTGAACTTGCGATAGTGCTATAGAACTTTTGTTTTGCGCTAACCATGCTCTATAAGTATCAGAGGAAAAAGAACACATAGGAAAAGAAGAGTTAATAAGTGCTTCATTCATTAACCCATGACCTAATTCTTCGCGTGTCTTGTAGTTTTTAGGAGCTGTCAAAACCTGCGGTAATGTTGCGATTGTGCCGTAGCTGTCAAATTCAAGAGATTTATCACGGTTGTAACTGTATTCATATCTGTAAATGTGTGTGTTGCCTTGGTTATTGTCTGCCAAGCAGAATAGCCATGGATAAGAATATAGCTTTTTATTTTTTGGCTTGTAACCCTCAAACACATTGTCAGATATCTGCATACTTGTTATTTTAGGCTTTATTTCTTTTCCACCTAAAGCAAGTGTACATAATTTAGGGGACATAAACAGACCGATAACTGCATCTTGCGCGCCTTGGTTATTGTAATCTTCCAATAATGTGTTGATTCCTTTCAGACCATCTTCTGTAGTTACATCATAGTGCCCGATACTGCCCCAACAATATACTCCGTTTTCCACGCGCCCCTCAAACCAGCTTTGTTCAGTTGTTCCTCGCGTTACAAAAGCGCAACACTCGCTTGGCGTTAAGTCTAGCTTTTTATGACGTGATACAATCGTTTCACCTGTCTCTATATTGACTGGTATTAGATTTGCTCCTATCTCGTCTTTACTTCTAGGAATGTGATGATACTCTACAAAGCAAGGCTTGATATTTGCATCATAGAAGTTATTCTGAAAAACGTCTAAAGAAAAATTGATTCTAGTTGTTTTTTCAGAGAGCCACTCAATAGAATCGATAAAGCAAAAAACCCATTCATTAGATATACCGCTATTCTGAAACGCTAAATAATTGAGATTAAGTGCTTTCATTTCTGTGAATGGTACGCGAATATCATAACTTCCCACTTTAATCGGTGCAAGATGTGACAAATCAACTCCGTTAATATGTTTACGATATAACTCTAAATGATTTAGCAAATCGTCTTTTGAATTGTATAATCTAACATGTTCATACTCGTCAGACCATGGTACCCCGCTGTACAATCTTAATTTTGTTTCGGGGTCGCGTGGTGCGACCCCTCCTTGAACAGGTAAATTTATCATAGATAACGACCTCCGTTTATTATGACGCTTTTGTGAAACTTGCTGTCTTTGTGATAGTCTCGTCTGGTCTGTAAATTGCTTTCAGTATGATAGTTCCTGTTTCGTCCGTTCCTGTGTGAAGTAAATGTGTCCCTGGGATAACGTAAGTCTTTGCTGAGGTTGCACCGCTGTCAACTTCAAGAGTCACCAAATTCTGGTGATATGTTCCCTTACCACCTGTCACAGTTACCTCTACTTCCTGTGTCTGTCCTGCTGTGTAAGTTCCTGCCGTGACACCTAAAGTTGGCTTTTCAACGACAGAATCCGTCGTAAAGACTCGAATCGGATAGAACGGGCTTGCGCTTACCATTTCCACCTGTGTATAGAAGTAGTTCCATGATAAGACATTTGCGAGTCGCTGGTCGCTCATTTCCTTGAACTGGTCGCGTACGTTGAAGAAACGAACATCACAAAGAACGCCTTGGATTGCGCTGTTTGCAAACTTGTCTACAATCACGGTCTGAACTGCCACGTCTGCTTTGTCCATATGGAACGCATAGGCTAGAGCGTCAACGCTAATCTGTGCATTGACTTCCGGTGTTGTTATCCAAATTAGATTTGACGGCATTGCATGAGAAGTTGCTCCGGCTGGATTGTTTTCCGGCAACGGGAAGCCAAACTCTCCAACTGCTCTTTTGACCTCAATCAATAACTTTTTCGCTGATGCTTCATCTACAATCGCGTCAACAGTCACTGCCGGAAGCACCTTTTTTTCATACCCGACATTAATCAAGTCACGCATAGCAAGGTATTCGTCCCAGTTCGCTCCTGTGATAGCGCTCTCCATTTTTGCCATAATCATGTCGCGGATTCCATACTCGCTTGTGAATGCTTTTCTCAAGTTGTCATAAGTCACTGTGACAGGGTACTGGATTTCAAGATTTACATTATGAAATACGCTCATAATATAGGACTGGTATTGCTGAAAAGCAAATTTAAAATCTGCCTGTGAATCATAGACACGTCCTTTACACATATTCACGTATGTTTCCTCGTGTGTTTCACCGTAGCGCATCGGCTCTTTCTTGAATCGTGCTAACGGGTTTCTCCACGCGATACTGTCCACCGTCTGCATGCCGATACGGTTAATGAGTGATGGCACAATCTCATTTCTTACAGGGGCGTAATTTAAAATGTTGTCATACACTGCCTGTAAATTGTCTGATACTTCTGTTGGTAAATGGTTCTGAACTTCAAAAGAAAGTTCCTGCTTAACTGCTTTTAAAATATTCGCGTTTGTTGCTTCTGCCATTATTTAGCCCTCCTTACTCTGTCCTACCGTTAAAGTCTAAATCTTCAACGGTGATGTTTTCTTCTTTTTCATCTTTCTTTTCTTCGCCGTCCGTGTTAGTAGCTGATTCTTTCATGCGGTTTTTAAAGCGTTTTTTGTACTCAGCTTCGAGTTTGATATATTTATCTTTCCATTCGCTGTCGGCTTCACCGCTTCTATCTTCGGCGAATGCCTGTAGAACTTCAATCGCGTCTCCATGTTCTTCCACGTCAGCGACCGCGTCAATTAATTCGTTTAAAGCTTCATTAAAATCCATATAAATATCCTCCTTTTTACTTATTACACTTTTACAGTTTTAATTATATCACCAAGGCAAGAAAAAGTAAAGAGGCATTTTTTTCTTTTTTCCGTGTGGGTGTACTGGATATGGTGATAATGCCTGCAAATACGCATACCATTTTAATGCATTCTTTTTTCTGTCGTCTTCTTTTTCAACCCCTGCACGTTCAAAATTTTTTAGAAATACTGACGCGAGATAATCGGGTTCTTTTGTGGACTTCCGAAACTCTTCCCATGATATCGGATATTTCGCTGTCTCAATCCACTGTCCGCTACGTACTGTTTCTTCATCAAGCCAAACACATTGATAGTAACCGTCTGTGATATCGTACCCGTGAGCGTTCGCCCAATCTGTATAAACTGTTGCTGGTGTCCACTGGACAAGACCATAACCCCCATCATAGTTCCCCTCTTTTAACGATTGCCATAATTCAGGGTTGATATTGGATTCTATTTCCATATTGCCTAACATACCGGCAATGGCATTTAGAGTGAAATCTTTGAAAAACATCGTGCTATAGAACACATAAGCGTTGTTCTTCATTTCATCTTCTGTCAGATATCGGTTTCCATGAATCCATTCAAGGGGCATTCCTGCACTATCACCATAACGATATATCTTTGACCATGCGGACGGTTTGGAAACATATGTGTTAATGCTGACCTGTTCGGGTAATGGGTAACGTCCACTGTGCGCTCCCATGGTAATACCGCCATTTCCTGCACCTGCCCCCTGATATACCATCTCTGTGTGACCACTACGCCATACAATGTCGGCTGCTTGCCACGCTTCATTAATGTTGATTTCTTTGAATCCTGCTTGTAATAAGTAACCCTCTTCTGTTCTTGTGGTGAACCACGGATTAACTGAAAAAAACCCTGCTTCTGTGAGTGCTTTTGAAATAAAAGAACTACAGTCATAATATGTAATGCCGTTCACTGTCTGTCCTCTACGATATTGCTGAGAGTAGCCGATATTAGTGGCATTGCAAGCATTGACCGCCCACTGATACGCTACATTAATATTTGGCATTTTTACTGACCTCCTTAAAATGTTTCACGTGAAACATTTTGTTCCACGTGAATAAAATTAAATCATGTATAACATATCTTTTGCGTAAACGAATTCAGTTCCGCAAGCGCGTGCAAGACCTCCGCCAAATGTCCCCGGACATTCAACTCCGTTCGGGTCTTTCCCTTGTAACAAGCATAAGATTTCAAGTGCTGTGACAAGAAACTGTGTTTCTCCTCGCTTTACATAATGTCTACCTGCTTTTGCTCTTGTCTTTTTACCGACAATCCCATCCTCCGCGATAGTGTCCCCGTAATCTGCATTCATTGCCCTTTGTACTACACGGACTGCCATTCTTTTCGTGTTTCTTCCTACAATACCGTCAACTGCAATTTTATGTTGCGTAAAATTAATCGCGTGTTGCTGTCCCATGGCGATTAGTTCATTTCTTGGCGTTGCGTGCGTTGGTGGACTCTGTGGAACAGTAGGCGCACTACTTGAAGTTCCATAGTCTTTGTATACATGGTTCACATCACATCTTCCATTGATGCCGTCGACCGAACCATTGCTAGTATATTGCCAAATGTCAACATTGTCTACGCCTAACACATTAGAATAGCGAGCAATCCATAAATCATAACCCCAAGTCTCACCGATGTAATTCTCGAACCATGATTTACTGGCATAGATTCCTGCCTTATAACCATGTGTCAACATGGCATCACAAAACCGCTTTGCGTTATGCTTTGCCGCTCTTTGTGTCCCCTGTTCTTCACTGTCAAAAAAGACAGGCAGATTAGGCGTGTGCCCTTGTAACAATCTAAGACAGTGATTAATTTCACCCTCAATTCGAGCGGTTGTTTTTGCATAGGAATAAAAATACACTCCGTATGGAATGCCCAACCGTTCGCACTCACTGACATTTCTTGCCCACTGTTTATCGTCTTGTGATGTCATATCCTGTCCATATCCGCATCGAATAATCACATAATCGACAGCGTTTTTTAATCTCTCAAAATCAATGACCCCGTTATGATACGAGATGTCAACCGCTTTTTTACTCATGTTTGATATCCTCCTTACTATCAAAAATGTCACAGATACGTTGTAACGCTAATGTGTTATTGTTCAGTGCGTTCGTAATATCTGTCATTTCTTCCTTGTGTTCTTCCGTCATTCTTTCAATTTTTTGGTCATTTTTGTCCTCTCTGTACTTTACATACCACATGGACGCGCATGCAACCACGGTCGGAAGCCCTAAACTATTAATTAATGTGATAACTTCATTTGCCATGATATCACCTCCTTTTTTCTATCGTAACACAAATAGATTTGTTTGTAAATAAAAAATGTTTCACGTGAAACATTGTCCACGTGAAACATATTGTACTTTACAAAATAATCGAATCAAAGGGAACGCAAAGCCAAAAAATTGATATCAGACTGCTTGTCTACGTGCGTGTATATCAACTACAATGTTCGCATTATTTTGGGTACAATATTATAATAACACAGATTATTTAAAATGTCAATGTTTCACGTGAAACATTAAAAAGATATGACATCAAATATCATGTTCTTACACTCCAAATTTTCAAATAATAGTAAGCCTCTGTTAAAATATTCCCGTAACATCGTAACGATATAATGAGTCGAGTTGACACGAATAGCTGTATTATCTATCACATCAGTTTTTGTGAAACAAATCCGTGTCGGAAAACTATCATCTGCCCCCGTTGATACATATAGACATACATCATATTTTCTGACATTATACAGATTATCATTGTACTTAATTGTACAAATATAACGTGACTGCCCTGATGGTTTCCCAATCAGACATTCATTGTCATTTAGATATTTATTTTCGCTCGCGTATTCGTTATAGTCAGCACCTCGAAAAGCTCGCGCAATAGCACTTTCCTTATACGCTGTTGATGCGCTTTCATTATATGTTCGCTCAAATACCCAACCGTCACCGCGTAAAAATTTGGTATCTCTCTTTAACATTTTATTGATTCCAAATACGCTATAATAAGGATTTAGCAATGATACCGTATTGGATGCCATATATAGCATTACTCTCCTGTGCTGTTTACCATGCCCCGAACTGATAGTTGTAAGTAACGACAGTAATTTATTTACCTCGTTTGGTAAATATATATTATCTTCGTCTTGATATTCGTCAAAAAATACAGAACGGATATTGACGAATAACCCACGCATTTTTTTATACTTTCTCGCAACCGACAAAGCTAAACAATAACCGCATGGCTCTTCATTGATAAATAACTGCACCAACGCACCACGCATCAAACTTTTTTCTGTCATGACATAACCGTCAAATTTTTCCGCAATATCCCCAAAATAGGTGTCCGCACAATTCTTCATATCAACAACATTTCTATATAAATAGATAAATTGATTCTCAGGCCGGTATTTATCTTTTAAAAAATCCGAAACCTGCCGACATTTAATAGAATAGCTTTTTCCTGCTGTTCTGTTGCCGTCCACAATAAAAATATCAGGTGTATTCCCGTATTTATCTTTCATAGTTAATAATCGCTCACAATGATAATAACCATCGTCAATCATTTTAGCACCACCATTCATGTTTCACGTGAAATATTTATTTTATAAAAGAGGTGGCATATAGCCACCTCTTTAGAAGAAGAGAATTAAAATGGTATTCTCGTGACGTCATATTATAAATTTGATACATCTAAGGTGCAATTAATATAATCGCGTCCTGCTTTTGTCTTTCCGCTAATTTTAACGATAGAGAATTTTTCGCCGTCCATAACACTTTCAATATCTTTCAAAGACTGTCTAAAAGTTGCAGACTGCCCTGAATATACTTTTTTGTCAGGTGTGATAATACTCACAATTTCCTGCATATCTCCATTATCCTTAATATCATCAAAGATAAGATATCCGTCAACTGGGATAGACTCTCCATCAGCGATATTTTTTAAAGGTTCAATATCAGGCGCTGTGGTCATAAGATACTTCTCGACCTTTGTAAACTCTCTACTCATTTCTATGATTTCTACCATATTTCTTTACCTCCTGTTTTCCTGTTAATCTTCCTTTTTCGTTTCCTGCAACTCTGCTTCGGTAACAATTTTTTCACTCTTGACATCTGAATTAAGCAAGAACTGCTCGTCTGTCATTGTGCGTCTTTCCAGTTTAAACTTAATGTCTAATATGGAAACTATGTCTCCTTTGTACTGCTTTTCAATCAATATTTCCGCTTTATCCCTTGTCTTACAGTTTGGTAATTTCTCGTCAAAGCAATCTTTCTTGATTTCTCCTGTCTCTTTGTCCTTGTAGATTCTTTCTACAGAAACCTCCGCTGTGACTAATGTCCTTGTAAGCATCTTGTTTTCCTCCTTTTTTCTGTATTCTGTGAGTGTGAATGCAATGTAATATGTTTTATTACATTATTATAATATCACATTCATAAAATAATTGCAAGTATTATTTTATAACTTTTCTGCTATCTTTTGATTGGCATTGCATAACACCAAACTTGCTATTAATTATTCTTTTATACTGTTCTTTTGTTAAATTGCTCATGGTTGCCCCTCCAACCCAATAACAAAAACTCATAGGGTACTCACTATTCATTTCTTGATTGCTCAATCCTGTTAAATGTATGCTATCAGTATCCGCATAGCATAATCTTTCTTTATTTTCTAAAGTATCAATCATAAACACCTTTTTCCTCCTTTTTTACTTACTTAACTGTGAATTGCATTGAAAGTATTATATTGTAACTTTTTTATCTTTTTGCTGATGTATCTTAAATGTTTTATTCCTAAGCACAATACCTCCCTTTACTCGCTCTGACTTTAAATTACAGTTATACAATTCCAAATCTGTAGTTAATTCTTTTATGTCACGATTTTCTGCAATGAACTGTTCTTTCGCTGATTTGCTCATGCCACACGCTTTAATATCTAAATATGGTGTGTCAACTGACTCTCTGTTCTCGGCTACAATATGTTCTGCATATGTTTTTTGTCGCTCATAATATGCAAAGTCAAATGTTGCCTCGCAACCCCAACAACAAAAATTTGTAGGATGCTCAATAACCATTTCCGCATCTTCCAAACCTATCAAATGGATACTATCAGTATCAGCGTAGCAAAACCTTTCTTTATTTGCTAATGCGTGCCTTATCGTAAAATTCATAGCGTATGATGTAATGGCAGAACCTATCGGAATATATCCAACTCCTTTTTCATGCTCCTCGTGCAAGATAAATCTAACAACACCGTTTTCATCAAGATATGGCTCTTTATAAGATGAGTTATCAGACATTGCAAATTTTCCATAAAGGTTATTCAAAAACAGTTTTGCCAACTGACGAGAAAAGCCTTTACTGTTCTTTTTCATTTCTGCATACTTATCAATATAAGCATCAAAAAATCCATCACGGGCATAAAACCATACATAATCATGTATCTCTAAATCATAAATTTCATAAGTATCATTAAATAATTCCCAGTCTGTGCAAGTCATGGTCAATGTTACTTTTGTGTCGCAAATATTACCGTCAGCGTCTCTATAATATCTATAATATTGCCCTTTGTATCTAACATCAGATGTATATAAATTTTCGTTCGACTTGTACAATGCACTATGTCTAATATGCACCCAGGGAAAAGCGTTCTCTTTTACTCTAAATCTACAAGTAAAGCGGATAAAATAATACTTATTATCTGCTTTTACTAAATCTATAGGTGGCGCTCCTTTGTGATATTCTCCATGTCCAAATGGGTATTTATTGCCACTCATGCTATGCATCATAGACGGATAAAGAGAATTTACATCATATACAAGACCCTCTCCGACTACAATATGCGCAAATTTTGGGTTCAGATAGCACCACCCGCCGTGATAAGATTTATGAACATAATCCCAAATGTTCCATACACCCGTCACATCTTTGTCTAAATAATCCTCTCTTAAATCAGGGAACAATCTTTTATAATCCTTTAAATCATAATCTGCTTTAAATTCTGATAAACAACAAGAGCCGATTGTGAGTTTTTGATGTCCCGCATCAAACATCATTTCAAGAGCTTCTTTTAATACTAGTACATCATTTTCAATATACTTTTTCTCTTCTTCCGTGATGTTACAATATGCATATCGCATACCCGTATAAATCATTTCTAACTTTTTATGCTTTGTCTTAAAAGATTTAGCTATGTTATCGAGTGATGACGGCATTAATTTCAACGAGTTTCGTATTTCGATAAAGTTCTTGTTCCATTTTAATTTTATCCAGTACCACGAACCCAAATCTGAAATACAAGTCTGAAAAGTCTTACTTCTCATTTCCTTATCTTTACAATGTACCCATTTCCAGTTCTCTTTTAATAAAAAATCAACAATAAAAGAACCATCAAAAGATAGATTATGAAAATATAATATATTGTTGCCTCCCATGGTTAAAAACCGATTTAAAAAGTCTCTAATCGAATGAGTAATTGTAACTGTTTCACTGTTATCATAAAGAGCAACGTCAGCGGCAGACCATACCTCTGTACAGTCTTGCTTTTTTCTTAATTGGTTTTCTAATTCCTCTCCCCACACGGTCGTCTCGAAATCGCAAGCCCAATATGTAACATTTTTCTTTTTCATGATTATTCTCTTTCTATAATATTATCTTGCATATTTATAAATTGTTGGAAATCCTCACTATTTTCAAAAAATTTCATTTTTTTAAGAATATTTGAAAAAACTGCATCAATCGTTGCTTTATCCATGTATGGCTCAGCTGGGAATACTTCGGGTGCATTTTTATATGTGTAGCCAAACAATGCTCGTTCTGTGTCAGTAGCAGTAGCCAGTAGTGCGTCTGTTTTCATTCTTAAATAATGCGCTGTAAATGGTACAAAACTATCTAAACTATCATACCACATATCAATATATAGGTCATAATCGGGTACTGGTGCAAAGTCACGTATTAGAACACCCGTGGATTTTAATTCTTTTAACCCTTTTAAAGTGGTAATATTATTTTGTCGAGCATAATCCTGTTCAAAAGGTACTAACGATGCAAAAACTCTGTTCAAAGCTAATACATTTTTTCTTTCCTTTTCTGATTTAATAATAAGCTCGCCTGTTAATAAATTAACAACGGGTGCGTTTTCTTTAATCACTTTCGCTTTCTGTTTTTTAAGCTTTTCAATACTTGTCTTTTTCGGTACTTTTACTTTCTGTATCACCTTGACTAGCACGCCTTGCTCGACCTGTCTTTGTACACGTCTTAAATAATTCTTATACTCTTTATTGTATAATTTTTGTAATTCAGATACTTCCCTTTTTCTACTCATAATCAATCACCTTTTTCAATAATAGACCATTAGGGACACGTGTATACTCGATATAATCTCCTGCGTGTATATCTAAGTCTCGAATTGCTTCTTTTGGTATCATAACTCGTGCGGTATATCCACCTGTTCCGCCTTTTGTAAACATTACTTTGTATCGCAATAATTTATTTGTTAATTTTGCCATGATTTTTCTCCTTATAAAATATTAAATATTTTCCATGTGAACTCTGAAAAGTGCTCTGCTATGAATGATACAGAAGATAAGAAAAGATATAGTAAAAATGTTACCATAATAATGACTGATAATATAGCCAAGAAAGAGGATAACTTTTCTAGTTTGGTGTATGGTTCTTTTTCTTCTTCTGTAGGTGTATGCCTTTTTATCCAGTCCATTTCCGATTCATGCAATGTTTCACGTGAAACATTATTGGCGTCTGGTTTGTTAAGACTAACTGTCTCTATATAGTCTTTAATTCCATCTGACGGATTGGCGTAGCTCTGTCCATCAAAACCTACATAAATGTTTTTATTAGTATACAAATTTTCTACCCAATACGGAGGGTCTACAAATACTGCTATGTAGTTGTTTAGTGAGTTTTCAGTATAGAAGTCGTGAACTTCTACGCCGAAATCTGTGATATTATGTAATCTGTATTTAATCATTTTTACCCCTCCTTAAAAATCTTGAATAATATCTTGTTTCCCATATATCGTCTATACACTTTAAAAGAACATCGTATATACCAGTATCTGCAACATTAACATGTTGACATATGGTTGCAACTCTACCGTATTCAATGTGGAAACTGTCTCTAGCGTTATCATATAAACCACATAACACATCTTTAAAAAATTAATTAATTCAATGATAGTCTTATTATTAGTACACATATACACTTCCCTATTAATATAGAAACAATATAACACGTCGGGTATTAAAGTAACAACAATAGAATCTTTAGTTGCGTATCTCTCTGCAACTGTTATTAATGACTCGATTGTTACAATACATTCACTTCTAACCATGTTACCTGCATTAGAATTAATTACATAAATCTGAACACTACGCTTTTCTTCATTAATCATTTTTTATTCCTCCTTATTTTTACTAGGTTTCCTTGTTTCTATAATTATAATACCACGCGCCCGTTCATTTGTCAAGTATTTTTTCGTGGTTTTTTAATCAAATGGGTGTCGTGTTCTCATTGGGAATAACGTAAGCCCTCT